CTTAATACCTTCCAATAATCTCGGTGACGAATTATTGGAAGGTATTAAGCGAGGAGATATTAGAGGTTCATCATTCGCTTTTACTGTTGGGAAAGATGGACAAAAGATAGAAAGAAAAGAAGACGGAAAGTATTTAAGAATAATAACGCAGTTCGATCAAATCATGGACATGTCGCCATGTTATCAACCTGCGTATAATAATACGGATGTCGCAAGACGTTCATTAGATGAGTTCAAGGAACAAATCAAGGATGAACCAGTCGAAGAAGAAGTGAAGGCTATTGTAGAGGAACCTATAGTAGAACCGATCGTGGAAACTAAGATTGAGGAATTCAAGATGAGTGATGAAGAACGATATCTATATCAAAAAAATAAACTTTTAAAATTAAGAAATAATGACAAAATTGGAAATACAGGACGCTAAGACTCAGCTCTTAGACGCAAATGAAAATCTTTTTGCCACTGCAAATGCAGAGAAAAGATCATTGACCGATGCTGAAAAACAGACATTGGCAGAAAACATCCAGAAGCTCGAAGAACTCGACCTTCAGGAAAGAAGCTTAAGCTTCAAAGATAATACTGGTAAGATGGTATTTGGAAAAGTCGAAGGTAAGAAACCAGAACCTAGGTTCTCACTTATCAAGGCTATCAACGACCACCTAGAACACAGAACATACGAAGATTCAGTTCGTGACTTATTCTCACTCGGAAAATCAGAAATGAGAAGGGCTGGCGTTCAGTCAACAGGTGACATCGTTATCCCTGCAGAAGTTCGTGCAAATATTTTAGCTAAGACTTCGACTCAGGGTCAGGAAATCGTTGCAGAAGATAAGAAGGCTATCATACCTCCACTCGCTGACAAATTGGTTCTAGCTCAGGCTGGCGCAACATTTTTGACAGGGCTTGTAGGTGACGTAAGTATACCTTCATATGCAGGTACAAGTGTAGCTTGGAAAACCGAAGTAGAAGCTGCCGCTGATGGTGGTGGAGCTTTCTCAGAAGTTACTCTTACTCCAAAAAGACTAACAGCTTATGTTGACGTGTCAAAATTATTCTTGGCTCAGGATTCAGTCGGTGCAGAACAGTTACTACTTAGTAACATCGCCGAAGCTGTTGCAAGAAAATTGGAAGCTACTATCCTTGGTAACGAAGCTGGTTCAGCTACTCAGCCACAGGGTATGGCATATCAGATGAACTCTGGTGCTACTGCTAGTGCTCCTGCAATAGTCCCTACATGGACAACTATAGTTGGAATGGAAACTGCTGTTGATACTGCAAATGCTTTACAGGAAAACTTAGGTTACCTCACAAACGCTGCAGGTCGTGGTATTCTCAAATCAATAGATAAGGGAACTGACACAGGTGAAATGCTTTGCGAAAATAACATGGTGAATGGTTATCCACTTTATGTTACTAACAGTGCTAGTGCAGCTGCTGACAGCGGACACACTGGTAACCTCTTAGTATTCGGAAACTGGAAAGACCTTATCATAGCTCAATGGGGCGGTTACGATATCACTATCGACCCATACTCAAAAGCAGCTACGAACCAGGTTAGAATCGTTATCAACACCTATGTAGACGCTAAAGGTTTACGTGGAACGACAGGTACAACGGTTAATGAAAACCAGTACGCATACAGCTTCGCAGTAAAAGCTATCACAGGTAGTTAGAAATAATAAACAATGGAAGGGCTTAGGCCCTTCCATTTAATAACCATTGATGCAATGAGTAAGTACATAACCCTAGAGGAAGCTAAGGATCATTTAAGAGTAGATTTTTACGACGACGATGATTATATTCAGGCGTTGGTCGATATGGTCGAGGCTGGAACTGAGATCGAAATCGGTCAGGAATTAACAGGACTGACATGGTCGCTATTAACAGGGGAAACTCTGACTGGTAGTACTGTGACTACTGGTACTCAGACTGGTTCATTTCCTTTAAGGCTTAAACAGGCAATGCTACTCATGATCGGACATTTCTACAATAGTCGCGAGGCTGTAATAATCGGTGTAAGTGCTGCGAAGATCCCTTACGGGTATGAGTGGCTTTTATCACCGTATAAAAACTGGACAATCAAATAACATGAGGGCTGGAAATATGTATCATAGGGTTAGATTTTATCCGAAAGTCACGGTACGTGACGACTATGGTGCAAGTTCAGATTCATGGACAGGATACACAATCGAGACTAGAGGAGAGATACGTTATATTGGTGGTAATAAAGAACTCAATGCAGATGAAAGATTTTATGCAAAATCGATGGAACTCACGATATATTATCGCGACGACATAGAAGAAACGATGAGAGTTCAAATAGACAATCAATGTAAGTTATACGAAATAGTGTACATAGAAGAGATAAGCAGGAAACAGGGCTTAAAAATAACGTTGGACAAGCTTAATCAATAATGACGGATTTTACTACAGATGGAATTAAAGAACTGGAAAGGTTTTTTTACGAATTATCTGATGTAGATAAACGAAAGGTCTTTTTAGAAAGTTTTAGGAAGGCTGGAAAACCGTACATAGATTATGTCAAGCCACAGCTCCCTAGGAGAACTGGTAATCTACAAAATTCGTTAGGTATAAAAGCCGTAGCGGGAGATATATCAGTAGATATCGGGGCCTTCAGGGGTTCAGGTAAAAAAGGATGGCATGGTCATCTTATCGAGAATGGAACTGTGGAAAGATTTAGAAAGACTAAAAATAACGCCCCGACAGGCCGAATAATCGCTGACCCTATATGGGAAAGATCTTACTCCCAGAAAGAACTGGAGATGCTTAAACAAATCAGAGATGAGTGGTTCGAGACAATTTATCAGTTCGGAATGAAAAGGTTTAAGAAAATAACAAAAGGTTAAAAATGATTGGAAAATTAATCAATAGTATTTTAACATCATCGACAGGTATCACTACTAATGTAGCGGCAACGTCGATCTTTCCGTATATCATCAACGAAAATACGCCTCTGCCTGCTATAACGTATACGATCAATTCGGTTACGCCTTCATACGATAAGGATGGTTGGAACGGTGATATGGTAGTATTTGCAGTAGTAACATACTGTGCCGATTACGCGATATTACAATCGATAGTATCGGCAATACGAGAAGCCTTCGAATTAGAAAGGGGAGTATTATCAGGGATCACTTATTTACCAATCTATCTGGAAGCGATGGAGGAAGGTTACAATATCTCAGAAAACGTGTATATGAATCGATTAGTGTTCCACGTACTTATTCATGGTTACAATTAACATAAACAATAAAATTAAAAATTAAAATAACATGGCAGCAAGTTCAGAAGTAATTAACGGTTCCGACCTTTTTGTATTTTACTCAGGTGTATCGATTGCTCATGCAACTTCACATACCTTATCTATGAAAATGGCTACTAGAAATACTAGTAACAAGGATTCAGGTGTATGGGAAACAAAAGCAAGTGGTAGGCTAGACGTAACAGCAAGTTGCGAGGGATTATGTGTTTATGGCGAAAACGAATTCGAAAGATTAACAAATGCGCTAGTCGCAAGGGAACCTCTAGAACTAGATTTCGGTCAGAAGACAACAGGAAGCACATTGGATGAAACTTATTGGTATGCTAGTGGACAGTTTATTATGACTAGCTTCGACATGACAGCAGGAGACCAGGCTAACACCACGTACTCTGCTCAGTTCGAACACTACTCAGGATTCACTATCACAAATAGCACAGCCTAAATAATCAGGACGAAAGGGAGTTCATCTCCCTTTTTGTCCTTATAAAAAGGATATTATGAGATTTATTCGTAATCATAAGGTTAAGATCGGTAAACATACGTTCCCTGTCAGGGTGACTAATAGGGCTATATTAGAATACGAAGAATTATCAGGTGATAAAAATATGGACTTCGGTTCAACAAGGAACATGCTTAGGTTTTTCTATTGCATAGCGAAAGCAGGTGCAAGAGATGAACGTAAGAAGTTCGATTATTCATACGAGGAATTTTTAAACATCATTGATGATTATTACGCAGAAACATTAAGCTCGATAGCTGGCGTTCTTAACGAAGAACAAGACCCTACCGATGAGGTAAAAAAAAAGCTGATGGAAACTCTCAGCCTATAGACTTCGAAGAAGTTTATGGTTACTGTGTAGGAGAATGTAGCATATCACCGCAATATTTCCTAGACGAAATGTCACAGGATGAGGTAGCGGCGATAATGAAAACCAGATTTAAGGTCAAGACCGATGATATCAAGATGAGTTGGGAACAGGCAAGGATGATAGCGTTTTATTCATCCTTCGACAAATTAAAAATAAAAACACTGCAGCAATTTATGCCGTTCGAATGGGATACAAAAACAGAAGTAAAAGTATTAACGCCAGAAGAAAGGGAAAAAAAGTTACAGAGTTTATTGACAGCAAAAAATAGGAAACGTGGCTAAGACAAAAATGACGGTAGGCGTTAATCTCGATGGAGACGCAAAAGGATTCCAGAAAGCCGCAAGTGACGCTGCCAGATCCACAAAAGGTTTAGAAAATCAAATCAGGTCTACTAAGATTGGTAGAATATGGGATGATGTAAGTAAGGGAGTAAAGGGTGTAATATCTGCAATGGGAACATTGAAAGGTGCCATTATGGCTACAGGTATTGGTGCCCTAGTTATCGCTGTTACAGGTCTCGTGAACTGGTTCAAAAAGACCGAGACGGGGGCAGACTTATTAGCAAAAGGCCAGAAGATTTTAGGCCAGGCTATTAAGGAAGGTCCTATGATAGCCTTCAACGCTTTAAAAACAATCGTTTTAGCAGTCCTAATACCTATGAGAACATTCATAGCGACCGCAGGTCATATGATAAATGTAATCAAGGGTAAAGAAAGTTTAAAGGAAGCCATTCAAGGTATTAAGGAGGACGTAAAATCCTTCGGACAGGACGTAGTAGATTCTGCTCAGAAGATAGGTCAGGCTGCAGGTAATATAGCTAAGGCTTCAGCTTTAGCCGATAAATGGGATGCTTTAGATGATGCAAGAAGGGATAGGAAGAAAACAGATGCAGCTTTAGAAAAAGAAATAGCTCAAGCTCGTGAGGAAGCTTCAGAACAAATAGATAATGCTGCTAAAAAAGTACAATTATTACAACAGGCACAAGCTTTACTAGCAAAACAAAACTCAATATTAAAGAAAGATAAAGAAGATGAGATTGCGCTAATTAAAGAAGAATTGGCTCTATATCCCGATAATCAGGAATGGATAGAAAAATTAGCTACAGCTCAGGCAGAACTAGAAGATATAGATACTCAATATGCGGACGCTAAGAGGGCAATTAATAAACAACTGATTACAGGCCAGAAACAATTAACAAAAGAACAGCAAGAAGAAATAGATAAACAAAATGCTGCAAAACAAGAACAGTTAGAAAAAGAAAAGGCGTTAGTAGACCAGAGATTAGCTAATGAGGCTAGAATGAAAGATGAGGTCGATGCTTTACAAAAAGAAATACAATTATTAAAAGCTGATGGATATATTAAAGAAGCAATACTATTACAGCAAGCTTATGATAAAGAATTATCAGAGTTAGGTAATAACGAAGAAGCTAAAAAATTATTATGGGAAAAATATAGAATACTTAATAAACAGCTTTTTGATAAACAAAAAGAAGAAGCAAAAGCAGCACAAGAAGAACAAGCAGAAGTAGAGAAACAAAGTATAATAGAAACAGAAGAAGAAAAATTAGCAATTTATATGGCTTCGGCTCAGGCTATAAGTAATCTTATTGGCATAGCTTCGGATATATACGCTGCTCAGAAAGATAAGGAACTAAAAGCAGCAGGAAACAATGCGAAAAAGAAAGAAGAAATAGAGAAAAAGTACGCGAAAAAACAACAGGCCATTGCAATAGCACAGACAATTATAAACGGGGCGATTGCTTTTACAAAAGCGTTAGACGGTCCTCCGATATTAAAATGGATAGAGGCGGGATTGGTAGCTGCCAGTACAATTGCACAGGTTGCGATAATCAAATCTCAAAAATTCGCAAAAGGTGGTTTAGTTTATGGACAGACGTTAGCAACAGTTGGAGAATACGCAAATGCAGGATCTAACCCAGAAGTAATAGCTCCATTATCGAAATTAAAAAGTTTAATAGGAGAAAATACTGGCCAGGTAACATTCAGAATAGAAGGTGATGCTTTAGTAGGTGTACTCAATAAATATGAAAGGAAACAACTCACTTATAGATAATGGCTACATATGGTAGAAAATATACAATCGGATACAAGACGATAAGTGAAAGATTAACCACTATTGATATTTTACAGAAAGATTATTATGGTTCTGTCACGGAATTATTACCCACAGATAATCCTCTAGAAATATCATGGAATGGCAATGAGAATAATATATTAACACCTACCGTTGGCTCAGGATGTACAATAAAGGTTTATGCACAGCCTTTAACAATGCTAGAATTATTTACCGAAGACGATCAAGAGTTTAAGGTGATAGTATATTCAGGTGATACAGGTGGTAATGTATTATGGCAGGGCTTTGTTAACGCTCAGGTATATTCGGAGGATTATTCATCAGCGATACCTGTTCCTATATCAATAGCATGTAATGATGGATTAGGAGTATTACAGAATATAAAATACATGACAGAATATGGTACTGGATATACGTTCTATACTGGGGCGACTATGTTAGGTACTATCATGGGGAACGCTTTATCAAAAATAGACTTAACATTCGATAAGATTTACTGCCTGCATGATTTACAAATGAGTAGCGGGCATACAAATTTTTTTACAGATTTAAACATCTCCGCCGAGAATTTTTTTAATGAATCATTAGAGGCACAAAACTGTCGAGAGGTATTAAACGCAGTTTTATCTGGGCTAGGATTAACAATGAGATTAAGAGGTAGAAATATCTATATCATTAATCCTTTATTACTTTATGATAATACTCAATGGCGCACATATGATTTAACACCGATATTCGGAACAGGAGAGACAGAAACAACATTATATGATATTTTAGATATAAGTGATAAGGATATCGAATGGTTCGAAACTGGAACGAAACTAGACCTAGTACCATCATACTCTCAAATATCTGTCGAATATGATCCATACAATTGCGTGGATGACACATACAATTTTAACGAAGAAAAAAATATTATATCCCCAGGTAATTTTTATAATGAAGGTCTATTACCTCCGTATTCTGGGGAACATTATGTTGCAACAGACTGTGCGTTTAATGGATGGGCGGACTGGTCAATCTGGTGGGACATATATCCTCCCGAAGAAGGACAATATGTTTTTGTTGGTTTAAAAGAAAAAATAGATGATACTCCTGAGTACTGTATCAAATTAGAAAATACGTCGTTGCAAATTAAGCATACTTCACCGTATGTTAATATCTGTCAGGACGAAGAGATAAGTTTAAAAATATCTGCAGAATTTTTCTTACAGACAAAAACAGATGACCATAATATCTATACTGATAATGGTACTCCTACAGTCGTTAATCAAATGACTATACCTATCGCAGTAGTAATAGGCAATGATTTTTCGTTTCCTGATGGTGATTATCAGGTATGGATGGGAGGTAATTCGTGGAACTGGAATCCTGCAGCTACAGGACAGACAGTTTTCCAGCCTATGTTTATACGAGAAGAAGGATATTCAAGAAATCAATACTCTCTGAGTGAAATTAATGATACATGGACAAAATCTGAAATTTTAGTACCTATAGCCAGATCTAAAGATAGTGGAAAATATCTAGTCAATGGAAAGATACAAGTGTCATTCTATGATAATCTAATAGCTTCAGCGACGTGGTGGTACGACCCTGATTGGACACAACAATATTGGCCTAATACAGCTGCTTATCATGTCCATAAGGTCTTCATAAAAAACGTGAAACTAGACTTTGTATTAACAAAAACAGGAGAAGTAATAGGTAATAAAGGATTAAAAACAACAATTAATACTGGTCTTAATCTTACAAATAGAGATGCTTTATCATTAAAAACAACAGTAGGTACAGGAACATATGGTATATCAAGATCTGCTCTAAAATCTAGAAGGGTTTTAGCTCCTTCTCCTCCTGGTGATTTAGGTATAGTAGAAGGTGATAGTGGTATACCTATAAGAGGTCTAGCAAGAGGTAGAACATGGGATACAGGAACAACATTATATAATACTTCGTATCTGATATTACAGGATTTAATAACACAATATCAGAGGCCTAGATTAAGAATAGACGGAACATTAGATGTAAGAAATCATTTAATGGATACAGAAATGTACCTGATAAAGGATACCGATTATCTTAATACTAGTCTAAAAATGTTCGGTCAGAGAGATCCCGCTTTTTATATTTCGGGGTATAAATATAATGATAGGGACGAATCTATGGATGTACAAATGCTAGAACTGGCTTCGTACGAAGAAAGGATTACGTTACCAGAAGGTATACCTACATGGACACCACCATTAACAGGCGCTACAATAGGCTTCTCAGACGAATATGGTAATATATCATTCTCAGGTATATCGAATTATATCATTGCAGTCTCAATGAAATTTTATGCTGA